ATTACTAGAGCTTACCTTGGTACAGCATACACTAGAATTGTTATGTCATCAAATGGAAATAACAATAGTCCGACTAATGCAAATCAAACAGTAACTGTTAGTTCTAGTATTAGTTTAGGTTATGCTAATGCATACGCTGTAGGTAGAACAGACTTTTTGATAACAGATACTGATAATACTACATCAGGAATAGCAGCAGGAGACACTTTAAACGCCAGTACTTATGTAATTAGCGGACAGACTATCAGTTCTATAACACCGTCATATGCAAGAGTTGGCAGTGTGAATTACACTAGAATTGTTATGAGTTCAGGTGCAAACGCAACCATTGGCGGTAATACCAACGTTTCTACAACAGTTACAGCATCTGGTACAGCGGCTTCTTATTCAGGTACAAACTTTTTGTTCTTTACAACAGCAACTTGGAATTCTTCTGGAGCTTCGGTTGGAACTCGAGTAGCAACATCTTATACGCAATTCTCTGCAGGAACATCAGTATCCGCAGTTAGCACTAGACGACTTGGTGCAACAACGGTGATTAGAGCTACCTTTACTCAAAACGGAAATACTTCAATTGCCGCGGCAAGTACAGTAACTTTCCAGTTTGGTGATCCGCAATTTGCTCTGCCAGGCGAACAGGTATTTTCGTTCTTATGTCAACCAGGTAGTTTAAATGCTCTAGATTTAAGAGAATTAAAAGAACTTACAACTACTGCTATTGGTGGTCGAGGTGCGTTTCCAAATGGACCAGACGTATTGGCTATTAATGTGTACAAAACTACAGGAACAGCAGTACCAGCTGGCGTTATTCTACGTTGGGGTGAGGCTCAGGCTTAATTGCAGAGTGCAATCGCTGATAGGTTGCGAGTTTTTGTTCTAAGAGAGTTTTAAGTCTAGATACTTCCTCTCTTAGTTCAGAAACTTCGGAGGATATTTTGCCGTTAATAAACATCTGTTCGTGGCAACGATCGATATAACCCACGTTGCTTTTTAACTGCTGTAGGCAAACAGTAAGCTCTTGTTTCAACACATCGTCGTTTTCGATTTCGTTAATTTGTTTTTGAAAATTATTGTAATCTTCTTTAAACCGCTGACTATTTTGTATTTTTGGAATCATTTTCTAGCACCATTATAGTATCAATTTTTGCTCTAATAAGCTGATTATTTAATGTTGTCTTCAGCCCGCCATGCAGATTTTTTGGAAGACAATCAAAACTTGCCCAACATATTGTTTGACTGGCAGAAGTTAAAAATTCGTTATCTGTTAGGCAAACATATGTGCCATATTCAAACCCTCGATCCTCTGATAGATACAATTCTATAGGCAATATTCTTCCTATAGAATATTTAGACATCAGCGTTTCTGCATCATCTAAAAGAGTAGAGATTCTTGGAAATGTAGGAACAGTCCATTTTTGATCTTCTAAAATCAATAATAGTCTACCTGTAGTTCTAGCAAGGAAAAGTAATCCAGCACGTTGTTGCATCTATTACTTATAACGGATCTAGATCGAGCCTCCAGTATCCTGATGCGTACTCACCTTCAAAACTTTTCATCCACTGTCCATCGGCACCCCAACGATATTGGATACCGGTTTTTAAATTTTGAAAGAGTAGGCTAATAGCCAAAAACTTATCGTTATCTACCGGAACTGCTGTATTTTCTTCTTGTGTTATGTTTGCTGTTGCTCGATAGGCAACACCATCATATATCACTATTCGATTCTGCGCATACGCAATCAAGTTTAGCTGAGAAGGTCCTGGAGCAGACACAGCCCACGTTGGAATTAAATTGATCCATTCTGACCCAGACCATTCTATAATGCTGTTGGCATTAATAACAGGGTCGCTGCCGTTTAAATTTTTCCAGCCGTCTGGACCGTCGTAGGAAAACTGAGGATTAAATGGCGGATTTTTAACAGTGGTGCCAACAGATGTGCTAGTATTCACATCGTCTAATACCAAATACCTTGCGCCGGCAACTATTGGTTGATCGGAACTTTCTTTATTAGGTCTCTTGGGATTAAACTTATATGGATCAACAATAGCATCTACAGTAGTACGTCCGTTAGGATATACTGAGCTGTAGATTACAGCATTTGACGGTCGATCTTCTAGACTAACTAGTAAACGAGTAGGATCCAGCTCATTTATCACGAATGTTCCGCCTAGCTCATTGCCGTCGGCTTGCAAAAAGAATATTTTACTGATACCAGAAATATATCCTCCGTACTGATTAACAATGGTATTCCAATCTACAGTATCTCCTGTTTTGTAGGGAGGTTCAAGACCAGTCTTGTTTATTACCACTTCGCTAGGAGAAACAATAGAAACATCAAAGTCGTTGGCTTGATCGTTATTGCTCTTTAACAACAGTATTCTAAAGTTTCCGCTGACATTTCTAGTATGAATCATATTGCCGATGCCAGCATATATTAAGTCGTCTAATGCAAGAACGTCGCCAGTTTCACCAAATACGTTTGCCACGATATTTCTAATAACACCCAGTTTCTTAACCTTAGCAGGAGGACTAATATAGATTGGCATTTTAAATTCTATTGAACAAATATCAATTTCACTGTCATTACCTTGCGGAATAGTTCTAGAACTAAAATTCAACGTAGACAAGTCAATTACACTAAGACTAGTCCAGTCGATATAATTATCTGTAGTTTGTATTTCTAAACTAGGATTAAACAATACCAATATCTGTTCCATTAATTGCAGTTTTTGATCGGTATTTGAAGTCCATATGTCTGCTTTCATAGTTAACTTAAAAGGAGTAGGCATTAGTCTTTCAACGGTATAGCCTGCACCTTGGTAATTCTTATAACCAATTTCTCCGTTTTCTTCTGTCCAAGCACGTTCACTGATATTCAATTTGCTGACAAAACTAGCATCAGCGAGCCTAGAAGTATCCATTTCAAGACCAGAAATATAGCAGGAAATTTTAGGTACAGTGGACATTTTGTTTTCTGAATTTTCTTTGATAATAGCTGCCACCTGCCTAGTCATATCTCCGTACATTACAGGCACATGTCTCAGCGTTCCATCACCAGTTTTATATTTGAAGCCTATAAACACACGCATAAACTGTGTTACATATCTTCTTATCTGACCGTCATAAAAATAATCCATTACTCGTCCGCCTTTGGTCTAAGCGCCTTAGAAAGGCTTTGTTTTTCTTTAACTATGTGTCCGTTAACTCTAGCTTCTGCAGGGTTATTAATGAAACTAGTCTTTTGAGTTATTCTTACATCCTTGTCTAAGAATGCATCGTTAGGAGAACCGCCCTCAACCACGTCCTCGTAGCCCATATTGCTCATAGTCATTCTTGTTACGTCTTCAACTTTTACCCATCTGGTGCCGTTGTATCTAAACAATCTCTTAGGTAGATAATCTGTTCTTAAACAGAACTGCCCGATAGACGGAGCAATAGGAAATGTAATCCCTGCGGTAAATGGCGCTCCGTTTGGTGGAATACCATCTCCATCCCCAGTCATAGGACCATTGTATTCGGGACTTTGATATATTGTGCTTGCAGTTGAACCTACATAGATTGGATTGTTTCCGTCGTCGAATAACAAATTACCTTGTGCATCGGTTGCCTGTGTTTGATAACTGGCAAGACTCATAGTAGTCGAAGCATCTACGAGCTCTACCCTGCCATTGTCATCTTTTTGTATCATGTAATGACGTGTAGTATCATACCCACTTTTAGGAGCATCACTTTCTGCTTGATCAAGAACTGCCTGTGTAATCTGCATTTCTTTTTCATATGTTGACATGATATCACGCAATGTTTTATCGCTGCCTTCTCCGGCAACACCATCTAGAATGTCTTTAAATTCTTGACTGTCAACTAGAGGTTTGCATTTTGCACGATAAAGATGTGGATACCAAGTTACTGAAAATCCTTCAGCAGCTCGACTAACTTCCTCTATGACGAAAAATCTTTTTAGTGCAAACTGTAAGTCGTTGAGCGCATACTCGTCTTTTAAGTGCGGCAATTCGATTACATCGCCTGCAATAATTTTACGGCCTAATTTTTCCACAGTGTCATTAATATGAAAGGTGATAAAAATAGTGTCGTTTTGTAGGAACAAGCCAAACTGGCTTAGATTAAAATCTATATCTTGTAGACTATAAACTCCACGCAACTGATAAATGTCGGGATCGTATTTTCGATCACGGTTTTCTAAGAATAATAAATCTTGAATGTTGCTTACACTATCTCCTGTATAACTAGGAGTAGCAGGTGTATTTTCAGAACTTGTACCGGGCCCTATATACTTGTGAATAAGTACATCCGTACCGCCAACCTGGAACATTTCCCAGGCGGTTTTATCTATAAATTTGTAGTCATTGCCCTTTTCGGGACGGTAAAGAGAGAGTCTTGGCATAGTCATATATTTATAAATACTAGCATGAGCCAAATTGATCAATCCAAACAAAGCGTCTACGACTACTGTAAAGCCATGCTGGGCGATGGCATGATTGATGTAGAACTAGACCCCATACACTACGAAACCGCCCTAACCCGCAGTCTAGGCGTTTTCCGCCAACGTTCAGATAATGCTGTAGAAGAAAGCTATATGTTTTTGACACTTCAAGAAAATCAAAACGACTATATTCTACCAAAAGAAGTTCAGCAGGTTCGACAGATTTTCCGTCGAAGCGTTGGATCTAGAACAGGTAATGGAACCGGCGGCACTGTATTTGAACCATTCAACTTGGCCTATACAAATACCTATTTGTTATCATCAACAAACATGGGCGGCCTACTAACCTATGAATTGTTTAGTCAGTATCAGGAACTAGTAGGCAAAATGTTTGGATCATTTATTGGTTTTAATTGGCATCCACAGAGTCGAAAACTAACAATCTTACAGCGTCCCCGTGGATTTGAAGAAATCATGATACAGGTTTATAATACTAAGCCTGACTTTGCCATCATTGAAGATACCTATGCAGGGCAATGGATCAAAGACTATACATTGGCCAACTGTAAAATGATGCTTGGACAGGCACGTGAAAAATTTGCTCAAATTGCAGGACCCGGAGGCGGCAGCAGTCTCAACGGCGCCGCTATGAAATCAGAAGCAACTGCTGATTTGGAAAGATTGACCAAAGAACTAGAAACGCTAGTATCAGGTGGCAGCGGATACACATTCATAATTGGTTAAATTTATTTGACCTTATAAACTTTCTATAGTATAATGTATCTAATAGGAGACATTTATGATTATAGGAATATGCGGATTTATTGGCAGCGGCAAGGACACAGTCGCTGACTATCTAGTTAACTTCCACGAATTTAGAAGAGAAAGTTTTGCATCAACACTAAAAGATGCTGTTGCCCATGTATTCGGCTGGGACAGAACCATGTTAGAAGGGCGCACTAAAGAAGCTCGCGAATGGCGAGAGCAAGTTGATACTTGGTGGGCTGAACGATTAGACATGCCTACATTAACTCCTAGATGGGTATTACAATATTGGGGTACAGAAGTTTGCCGTAAAGCATTTCATGATGATATCTGGATTGCCAGTTTAGAAAACAAAATACGCAATAGTAAAGATCATGTGGTAATTAGTGATTGTCGTTTTCCTAACGAAATTGAAGCTATTAAAAAAGCAGGTGGAAAAATTTATTGGGTGCAGCGAGGTGATCTACCCGCATGGTATGAAGACGCCCTTAGCGCAAATCAAGGCAACAACGTTGGATTAAATTCTATGAAAATGAAAAAGATCCATGCTAGCGAGTGGGCATGGATTGGTTGTAAATTTGATGGAATTATAGATAACAACGGATCTATTGATGAATTATATGATCGATCAAAAGGCCTAGTAATCGGCGACGAGATCCCCTTGCCGCCACATTATTCCGTCCTTGCCTAACACAGTAGCACAGTTGACACAGACAGTTTTTAGATTGCTGTGTCTGCAATTATCTAGGTCTCCGTCGACATGGAATACTCTAAAAACTTCAGAGTGAATTGATTTAAATCCGCATTTATCGCATTGTGATTTTAACCTATACCCTGCTCTAAACCAGCGGGGTATTCCATGATTAACTCCGTGTGCCATGCAGATTTCACATAAGCTACGATAGTAAATCTTGTCATTCTTTTTATAGTTAACAGCACGGGGTCGTTGCCCGCACCTACAAAGTGGTCTCATAATTCTATTTACACCTTTTCAGCCCCTTTTTCATCTAGTATAACAGGCCAATTTTAGCAGATACCGCTAAATAATATGAGCAACTATTACCAGGAGAATAGGGAATGGCACTAATATCACCCGGCGTACAAGTTACAGTAATTGATGAGAGTTTTTACACACCAGCAGAACCTGGTACAACTCCTCTTATTGTAATTGCAACCGCAGAAAACAAATCTAATGCAGCAGGCACAGGCACCGCTGCTGGAACTATACCAGCAAATACTGGTAAGGCATTTAAGATCACCAGTCAACGAGAACTTGTTGATACATATGGTGTTCCTTTCTTTGAGAAAACAGCCTCTTCGAGTCCAATACACGGTGGCGAAAGAAACGAATACGGTTTACTAGCAGCATACAGCTTCTTGGGTGTATCAAATTCAGTATTCATTGTTCGTGCTGATGTAAATCTAGACGAACTTGAAGGACAAACAACCGCCCCGGGAGCAGAGCCAGCAGATGGCGCATGGTGGTTTGATACAAGGTCAACTTCTTGGGGTATCCAAGAGTGGAACGGTGCAGGCGCAGGAACAACAGGCGGTCAAAAATTTGCAGTAAAAACTCCGTTGGTATTAACTGATGACGATGCAGTAAAAATTGATTCCGGTACACTAAAGCCAAAAGATTCAGTAGGTTCAATTGGAGATTACGCTGTAGTTGCGCAGACTATCGGTAATACCGGCGAAGCTGGATTTAGTTTATTCAAAGAACCAGTTGTAATCTATTATAAAAGAAATGCAACACTATTAGGTGGAGATACTTGGGTAGAAGTTGGCAGCAATGACTGGGCACAAAGCCATCCTGCTGTTAGCGGTCTGTCAAATATTAGTTCAATAACACCAGGCAATACCTTTTATATTAACGGAGTACTAATAACTACCGTTTCTAATGCAAACACTCTAGCAAGCAATATTACTGCCGCAGTAGACGGAGTTAAAGCTGTTGTTAATAACAGCAGACTATATCTACATTCCGACAGTGGCAACATATCAGCCACTGACGATTCAACACTAGCAGATGCTGTTGTTATTGCAGGTGGCGGAACAAATTCTGCTACCGCATTTACTCAACTTGGACTTGCAGCAGGAACTTATTATAGTCCAGCATTGCAACAAACCCCACATACTAGTGTTCCAGAGTGGAAGACAACAAATAGCAAACCACGTCCTACAGGATCTGTTTGGATTAAGACAACAGAACCAAACTACGGAGCTCGTTGGATTGTTAAACGTTGGAATTCTGCAACAAAAACATGGGTTGAATATTCAGCTCCTATCTATGCTAACACAACTGCTGCTCTATATTATCTAGATCGTAGCGGTGGTGGCGCTGGTATTGCTGCAAACAGTCTATTTGTACAAAGCAACAGTACTGAACATTCTTCAATCGACACTACACCAGAAACAACATCTTTCAGACTATGGAAGAGAGCAACTACTGGTAATACAGTAATTACATCTAATATTATTGGTTCTGGAACACTTAGTGTTGGTACTAACACATTTACAATTAAAGAATCCGCATCCGCTAGTTTAACACTTAGTGCCGATACAACTATTTCGTTTACCGCAGCAGGAACAGCAGCTGACTCTGAAACACTAGCAACAGCAATTAATGCTGCTGGATTAGTATACGTTGAAGCCTCTATCACTGCTGATAACGAAGTACAAATTTATCACAAGCAAGGTGGCGACATGCGTCTAACTGACGGTTCACTAGTTCCGTTAAGCAAATTGTTTACAGCATATAACATCGATACTAGCAACGGAACACAAAATCTATATGCAGTAGGTGCAGGTGCAACAGAAACTTATATTGCAACTAATTGGATTCCGTTGGCTGCAGACGACTTCAATGCTACAGCATCAGCCCCGTTGGCAGAACCACAAGATGGCCAGTTATGGTATAACCCAGCATTTGACCAAGTTGACATTATGGTACATAACGGTACTATCTGGGTCGGCTATAGAACTCTAACAAGCCCTTACTATGCAGCACTTGCTGCCGATAAGACAGACCCTAACGGTCCAATCGTTGCAGCCAGCGAGCCAACACTGCAAAGTGATAGCACACCGTTGAAGAATGGCGATCTTTGGATTAGTACAGCAGATTTAGAAAACTTCCCAACTATCTATCGCTACGATGGATTAAACTTAGAATGGGTATTAGTTGACAAAACAGATCAAACTACAGAAGACGGCATCTTGTTTGCCGATGCTCGTTATGGATCAGCAGGAGCTACCGGTAATACAGCGGCAACAATTAAAGATTTATTAGCCAGCAATTATGTAGACTTTGACTGTCCAGATCCAGCACTATATCCAAAGGGTATGTTGCTATGGAACCTACGCAGAAGTGGTGGCAATGTTAAACGTTATGCCAACAGCTACATTGACACAGCAGCCAAGAACATCCGCTACGAAGGGTTCTATAATGATGCCGGAGATAGTCCAGTGATTGGAGACGGACAAAGTGCTTATGCAACTGATCGTTGGATTACAGCAAGTCCTAATAATGAAGACGGTTCAGGCAGCTTTGGTCGTAAAGCACAACGTGCTTTAGTTGTACAAAAACTAAAGAGCGTTATTGATACAAGTTCAGAGATTCGCGACGAAGAGCGCAGAAACTTTAATTTAATTGCTTGTCCAGGATATCCCGAAACATTCAGCAACTTGATTAATCTAAACTTAGATCGTGGCATGACAGCGTTTGTTCTAGGTGATACACCTTTACGTTTACCATCAGATGCAACAAGCCTAACAGCTTGGGGTACTAATGCAAACGGCGCACTAGACAACGGCGACACCGGTATTGTTAGCTACGACGAGTATTCAGCAGTGTATTATCCAAACGGATTTACCACAGACTTAGGCGGTGCCAACGCTGTAGTTCCGGCATCGCACATGATGCTACGTACACTAGCTCTAAGCGATCAAGTTAGCTATCCATGGTTTGCTCCAGCAGGAACACGTCGTGGCGGTATTACTAACGCAACAGCAGTTGGTTATATTGATGCAGACACAGGAGAATTCCAGTCAGTAGCATTGAACGAAGGTCAACGCGATACATTATATGATCTAAAAGTTAATCCAATTCCATTCTTTGTTGGAGTTGGCCTAGTTGCGTACGGTCAAAAGACTCGTGCAAGAAATGCATCAGCATTAGATCGTATTAACGTAGCACGTCTAACAGTATACTTGCGCAGCCAATTGACTAAACTTGCTCGTCCTTATATCTTTGAACCAAATGATAAGATTACACGAGATGAAATCAAAGGCGCTGTTGAGAGTCTATTGATCGAATTGGTAGGTTTACGTGCTCTATACGACTTCGCAGTAGTTTGCGATGAGTCTAATAACACAAATGCAAGAGTCGATCGCAACGAGCTATGGGTAGATATTGCTATTGAGCCAGTAAAAGCGGTAGAATTTATTTACATTCCATTGCGTATTAAGAATACAGGAGAGATTTAAAAATGGCACTAACTTCCTTAAATAGAATTTCGGTTCCTACTTCAAACGGCAACAGCGGCACTGCGCTGCTGATGCCAAAACTAAAATATCGCTTTAGAGTGCTATTACTAGGTTTTGGTGTTGAAGCTAGTACAGAATTAACAAAACAGGTTTCCGATGTTACAAGACCAACTGTAACTTTTGAAGAAATGGCAATTGAGATTTATAACTCAAAGGTCAAACTTGCTGGAAAACCATCGTGGGGCGATTTTACATTGAATCTGCGTGATGATGCTAACGGTCAAGTACAAAAGATTGTTGGACAACAAATTCAGAAACAATACGATTTCATGGAACAGGCTTCTGCACGTTCCGGTATTGATTATAAATTCCAAATGAACATCGAAATGCTAGACGGCGGCAACGGTACACTTGAGCCAAATATTCTCGAAAAATGGGAAATTTATGGTTGCTTTGTTTCTGAAGTAAACTACGGCGAAGCAAATTATGGTACCAATGAACCGATGACTGTAGCACTAACTATCAAATGCGATAATGCTGTTCAGTTTGCAGGTGCTAACGGCACAGGCCCTGAGCGTGGTATTGGCGCAATCGTTGGCAGAACTATTGGCGAAACAGTAACTGGACGCGGTTAATAAATTTTATTAACAAAAAACCTGGATTAAACTCCAGGTTTTTTTACGGCTAAATAATTGTATGTCAAACGTATTCACAAGATTTCTCGGCGGAGTGGGAGACGGATTATTAACTCCTAAGGGAGGCCTCGCCAGTTGGCGACATGCTAGTAAATTATTTGTAGAAAATAACTATAGACTAATGCCTCGCAGCAAGTTTATGTTCTATGTGAGGTTTGAAATTAACAAATCTGTACTCACTTCTGCAACGTTTACGAATACCCATGCTGACGAAATCGGCTACTTGATCAAGAGTACCGATCTTCCTAAATACAAATTTGAAACTGTTACCAAAAATCAATATAACAGAAAACATATAATCTATAAAAACTTTAGCTACGAAGGTATCAGTATGAAATTTCATGATGATACCGCTGGAGTAATCAATGCACTGTGGGCATTGTACATGGGGACATATGTACAAGATAGACACAATCCGGAAGCGGCATTTTCAAAAACTAATCTGCAAGCATCCGGAACATCATTTGACGGTTTTAGATACAGTTTAGATAAACAGGGTAAAACTGTAGATTTTTTTAAATCTATTACTATATACACTATGAGTCGTAGACGATTTTTAGGTTATACATTAGTTAACCCAAAAATAACAAGTTGGCAACATGGTGATGCAGGCTATTCGGCCAACGAGTTTAACGAAATGTCAATGAACATTGAATACGAATCAGTTGTTTATAGTGCCGGAAGTGTTGCAAGAAATACTCCCAAAGGATTTGCTAATCTTTATTATGACAATGTGCCTAGCCCGTTGACTGTAGCAGGAGGCGGCGTAGGAAATCTACTAGGCGAAGGCGGTGTACTTGACGGCTTAGAATCAATTTTTGGCGATGTGGCCGGAGGATCAGCATTTGGTAGTGTGGGTGGTTTTTTAGGTACAGCTATTACCGCTGTTAATACTGCAAAAAATATTGGAAAACTGTCTGGGGCAAGTTTAAGAAATGAAGCAATTAATGTTTTAAGTAGCCCAGCAGCAATTAGAGGTATTGTAGGTAGTGTTGGCGGAATAGTAGGACTAGTACTGCCTAAAAATTCTGGGAACATCGACAATACTCCAGCTACACAACGATCAATAGTACCACCCCCCGAAGACCTTGGACAATTTTTATAATGCCTAGTTTACCAATAGCCCAAAGACAAGACAGTGCAGCAGGCACTAAATTATTTTTCGATCAGTACGGTCAACAGCCCTTAGAATTTTCATCAAATGAAGTATCTGCTTCAATTGCATTTTTTAAGAGCAGAGGATTCGACGATGATGCCGCTACACTAACTGCACAGGTACTATTGAAGCAGGCAAAAATCGACGGTGCTCCTGTTTTTAAAATCTTAGATACATTAAAAACTTTTAACGGAGTACAAATTAGTGCTATTGTTGCTGAAATATTAAACAACAATAGGTCAGCCACTAGTTCGTTAGGTTATCGAACTGATATTCTTGAAAAATTAAATCAAACTAGAAATATTTTTGCATAATGGCTAAATTTGCGCAAGGACGTTTTGAAATTAAAAACGTTGATAAGTATGTGGGCAAAAAACAACCACTAGCTCGTAGTAGCTGGGAATTTGTTTTTATGCGGATGCTGGATGAACACCAAGGTGTGCAAAGCTGGGCTAGTGAAAGTATACAGATTCCCTACAGAGATCCTCTAACAGGAAAATATACGATATATGTTCCTGATTTTTTCATTGTCTACGTAGACAAGAACGGTAAGAAACACGCAGAAGTAATCGAAGTAAAACCTTTAAGTCAAACACGTTTAGAAAATGTGGGTAAAAGTCAATACAATCAACAGCAATATGTTAAGAACATGGCAAAATGGGAAGCTGCACAGGCTTGGTGTAAACAGCAAGGAATTAGATTCAGGATTGTAAACGAAGGTGATATTTTTCACCAAGGCTCAAAACGGAAATAAGTATAGTATGACTAAAAAATTAGAAGAACTATTTAATTTGGAAGAATCAAAGCCTGCAAAGGAAGAAGCTATTCCGGAAGTAAAAGGTGATCATGCTGAAGTACGCAGTCTAGACGACAGCTATAAAGCAGTTGCTGAAATTACTCGCAGCTTACCTCAGATAAAAGAACTTGACGAACTTAATGATCACGAGTTAGATAACCTGGCATCAAAAGCTGAACAAGCCTACGACGATCTAATGGACTTAGGAATGAATGTAGAAGTACGCTACAGCGGACGAATTTTTGAAGTTGCAGGGACTATGCTTGGCCACGCAATTACTGCTAAATCTAATAAAATTGAGAAAAAGCTCAAAGCTATTGACATGCAAATGAAGAAATATAAGATCGATAAAGACAACAACGAAGATCCAAATGATGTTATCAACGGGCAGGGTTATGTTATTACTGACCGCAACGAGCTCATTAAAAAATTAGGCGGAAAAGCATAAATACTACTATGAAAACTTTCAAAGAATATCTTGCCGAAGGCAAAAAGTCATATAGCTTTAAAATTAAAGTTGCCGGTGATTTGCCTGAAGATTTCCAATCAAACTTAAAAACATCTCTAGAAAGATGTAAAGTTATGAAAATGGAAAAAATTAGCACAACCCCAATCCAAGCAGTGCCTATGGATTTTCCAACTATGAAAAACTGTGAAGTTCACGTTTTTGAAGTTGCGTGTGAATATCCTATTACAGGTCCTGAGATCAGTAGTGATATCAAGAGCATGGGCCTAGACGAAGCTTGTTTTAGAGTAAGAGGAAGCAATGAATCTTCTGAAACTGATCAAGGCGAAACAGAAATTTTAAATACTGATGGGCTATTAACAGACAGTCAGTACAAAGAAGCAACTAATGTCAAGCACAAAGATTTCTTTGGCGATGACTTTAACAAGAGCTTTTTGAAAGATTTAAGTAAGGTTGCTAAACAACAAAAGAAAGACAACGGTCAGTCAGAGTATAAACTGCCTAAGGCCAAAACTGATAAGACAGGCGTAAAAAGCGCCTTAGGGAGTTAATATGAATTTCAATGAATTAATGCAAAGAATGCGCGAGCTTGACCAACCAGTTGGTGAAGCAGCAGTAGAAGAATGTGGTGGTATGATGAGTGGTATGCCTCCGGTATCTCCACAAATTCCTTCAAAGCCAGATACACCTCCTCCTAGTATGAGTGTAAATCTTAATGCACAGGGTATGGATGACATTGCTGAATTAATGAAGTTAATGACTAAAGTTAATCCGGATATGATCAATCAGCCAGCTCCTATGAGTATGCCTCCTATTAGTGCTGAGCCAAGTATCATGAGTATCAAACCACCAATGCCAGGTATCGGCGATCTAGGAAACCTAGATGCAGGTCCGTTAAAAATGTTGCCAGATCTAGATAAGGACGAACCACACAGTGAGCCCGATGCAGACAACATGGGTGGTCCTAGCGACAATGATGCTGATAATATGCCTCCTATGGGCGATTTAGACAGCGACGATAAAGGTGTTGATGCTATTCAAAAGTCTATGGGCGATCGAGATGGCGACGGTGATCATGACATGGATGATCATGACATGGAAAAAGATGACGACAAAGAAGACAGCAAGAAAGACAAAGAAGAAGCATTTGGTAATGCTCCTGTTGGTGCTTCCGGTCAAGAATACCATGGCATAGATGCTGCTGTACCAGACGGTGATGATCTTAACAAGCCTAAGAAAAGTTTTAGCGGTAAGCCATATCGCGGAGATAATCCAATGTCCGCTGGTGCATACGAAAGCAAAGAAGAACTACGTGCAAGCATCAAAGAAGAACTACGCAGACGTTTATCGGAAGCTAAGTTTGACCCATTGAAGCATGTTAAAAATCCTACCAAGGGTGAGAAAGATGCTGCTAAAGATGTTAAGCGTGGCAGCTATGCTGACCGTGCTGCAATGTTAAAATCAGCAGAAGCTGATGGTCGTTTAAAAGACTAATCAGTATTTGAGCAATACCAAAAAGCATC